AACGCCGAAGCCGTAATGACCGAAGAGCCTGGTACTCGTGACGAGGTTCTTGACCGTGACTCCCCGTTCTTCTGCCGCGCCTGCTCTGGCACCGGCAAGAAGTCCAACGTCGAGGGCAACACCCAAGAGACCGACTGCGACGTATGCGCTGGCACTGGTGAGCAGCCCGAAGGCCGCTCCGAGTTCGCCGAGCCCGAGCGCGTCTCGACCCCCGAGGCACTTGACAACCGCGACATGAAGGAAGCCGACGCCGACCTCGCCAAGAAGGACTACACCGACGCCGAGCGTGCAGACATGGCTGACGCTGGACAGGCGATGGCTGGTGGTGGCTTCCCCATCAAGACCCTCAAAGACCTCCGCAACGCTATCCAGTCCATCGGACGCGCCAAAGACCCAGCCGCCGCGAAAGCGCACATCAAGGCTCGCGCCGAGGCTCTGGGCCGTGAGGATCTAATCCCCGACAACTGGAAGGGCGCAGACGCCGAACTCGTCAAGGCTGACGACATGAAGCACGACGCCGCCGACCTCGCCGCTATCCGCTTGGGGCTCATCAACTGCATCAAGGCTGAGCTCGACGAGATGGTCGCCGGTGATGAGAATGAAGTCTGCGACGTGAAGGAATTGCTCACTACCCTTGAGTGGTTCCTCTGCTGGTGGACTGACGAAGCCTCAGAGAACGAAACAGACGCCCCATTCACCGGATGGGACGATGACAACACAGGAGACACAATGGCCTATGTAGGACTTGGCGTTAGCGCCGACCTCATCAAGAACGCAAGCGCGGAGACCGCCACCCCCGAGGTGAAGTCGGAACTGCGCAACGAAATCGTCAAGGCGCTGGGCCTTGAAGAAGTCATGACGGCGAAGGCCGAATTGAGCGAGGCGAAAGAGGAGATTGCTCTCCTGAAGGCCGCGCTTGACGAGGTAAAGTCAATGGCTGCACCTGGGGGGCCTGCACTGCGCGCCACCCGTGAGCAAACCAGCAAGTCAGCAGCGACACTGGCGCGAGAGGTAGAAGCACAGCGCTTCCGCAACCTCGCCGCACAGATCACTGACCCTGCCCTTCGCAACCAGTACCTCGACACCGCTCGGGCACTGGAAGCAAACTAACCCACAACCAAAGGAACCAGAATGGCGCTCGCCGCTCCCTCCCTTGACCAGCTCTTTCACGGCCTCCCAGCCGACGAGCAGGTCAAGCGCTTTGAGGCTTACAAGTCAGCCCTTAGCACTGTCCACTCCAACACCCTGGCTGCAAAGTCACGCGGTGAAATCTCCTTCGACCCCACTCGTGGCATCCAGAAGACGGTGAACACCGCTTCACGCGTTGCTGAACTGACGGGTGAAATCACGAAGGCCATCTCAGGCGACCAGTTGGCTGCCGTTCAGTCATCGCTCGACGGCCTTGCCGACCTGCAGAAGGACTTGACGCTTACCAGCCCACTGAACTCGACCATCTCGGGCGTATCGGGTCTCGTCCCTTACGACCTTGACCCAGTTCTGTCGCTGCTTATCCCGAAGGAACTGTACCTTCGCAACAGCGTCGCCCGCATCAAGGCTCAGGGCCAGGCGCTTGAGTTCCGTCGCATCACGGGCCTCTCGAACGCCGGTGTCGGTGGAGTTGGACAGACCTCGTCCTTCTTCAACAGCACCTCGGCTTCGACCTCGTTCGGTGGTGTCTCGCTGAACCGTCCGACCAAGATCACCTACGCCGCCGACAAGATTGTCAAGTCGTTCGTCGAGCAGGGTCTGTCGGACAGCGTCAGCCTCCAGGCCTCTTTCGCCGGTCAGGGCTACACCGACCTGCGCCAGTTGTCACACACGTCGCTCATCTGGTCGCACTTCCTCGCTGAAGAGCGCAACATGATGAACGCCGTCTCGACCGCTCTGCCCACCTCGGCTCTGACTTCAGTGACCGCAGCCAACGACTCGACGGGTTCAGGCTTGCCTGCCACCTCAAGCTCGGCTGTCTACATCACGCTGTCCTCGGCCTACGGTGAGACTGCTGGCGTTTCTGCCGGTACGGTCACGAACGCCACCGCCGGTAAGGGTGTCTCAGTCACCTGGACTGGCACTGCCCCCTTCGGTGCTGTTGCCGTGAACGTGTACGTCGTTGTCGGCTCGACCACCTACAAGGCCACGACGCCTTCGCTGGCCTCGGGTGTGGCTGGTCTGACCTTCGCCGCCATCTCAGGAACCTACCCCTCAACGGACGGCTCCTACAACGCTTACGCCGCAGGCGCGAACTCGGGCTCCGGCTACGACGGCTTCGTCTCGACGTTGGCTGCTTCGGGTGGCTACCAGGCTCAGTTCAACAACACCATCGGTTCGCAGACCGAGCCTGCTGGCTTGATCCAGGACGCCCTCGTGAGCCTCTACAACTCCACGATGGCCGACCCTGAGGTCATCTTCGTCAGCGCAGCCGTTCGCCGCGCTCTGTCGAAGGCTCTGCAGAGCACCGCAGTGTCCAGCACCTCGTACCGCTTCAACTACCAGACTGGTAGCGACGGTGTGAACATCGGTGCAATGGTGACTGGTGTTGCCAACGAAGCGACGGGCACCATGCTCGACCTCGTGACGCACCGCTTCATCCCTGCAGGTACGTTGCTCATCCACCAGAAGCAGTTGCCGTTCCCCGACTCCGGCGTCAGCCAGACCGTCGAGGTTCACAACGTGGTGGACAGCATGATCATCGAGTGGCCACAAATCGGCTTCTCGTACGACATCAGCTCGTACACCTACGGTTCACTGGCCTTCCGCGCTCCGGCGTGGTCGGGCATCATCACCGGCATCACGGGCTGATAAAGCCCACCCAATCGCTAGGTAACTAGACAGGCTGTTCGCCGTAGTTGCCTAGCCTTGAGGGTTGAGCAGGGCGGTGGGGTTTCCTCCCCTTTCCTCCACCGCCTTGCTCCCCTCCCAGTCGTGAAAGGAGAACCATGCGCTTAGTTGGCTCAGACCGAGCACTGACCGAAGTGACCGTGAACGAGGGGGCTGTAATCCCTCGCCAGAAGGACGGCACGTTCCACGTCGAGGGGCAAGCCGCCCGCGCCCTCGTCAAGTCCGGCGACTTCGCAATCGCTGGCACGAACTTCCGCCACGTCAAGCAGGGTTTCATCTGCCAGGACTGCGGCTTCAACGCACTACTCAAAGACCGTTGCGGCAAGTGCGGCGGCACCGACCTCAAGGAAGAGAACTAATGGTCGTTGCACCGTTCTTTCAGACCGAAGGCATCGTCGAGCCCTACGTCTCGCTCAACGAAGTCAAGTTCAGCCCCACCGCCTCGGCGATTGACTTCTCTAACCTCATCGAGAACGCCAGCCAAGTAGCGCAAGACCGCGCCCTGCTGGACATCATCAAGCGAGCCTCATCGAAGGCCGACATCTTCTGCTACGGACGGCTGGGCACACTCAACGCCACCAGCAACACCGAGAACGGCTGGTACCGCCCGAACCGCGACGGCAACCTCATCTTCTCGCCGTCATTCACCCCCATCCTCGAAGTGACCGACATCCAAGTCGGCTGGGGGCCAGGGCAGGGGCTGGCGGAGATTACCCTCAGCTCGAACAACGTCGCCATTGACCGCGACCAGTTCACCCTCACCGCCCCCTCGACGCTGGGGCTCTACTTCGGCAACCTCGGCATCGCTGGGGGTCGCTGGGGCTATCAGACAAACATGTGGTGCCAATACACCTACGTCAATGGCTGGTTCAACTCGTTCCTCATCGCCTCGGCTCCTGCCGGATCTACGACGCTCAGCGTCACCGACACCACCGGCCTCTACCCTGGCATGACCTTCACGGTCTGGGACGGCATGAATGACGAGGTGCTCAAGGTTTCGGCAGTGTCCGGCACGACCATCACCCTCAGCACCGCCACGACCTACAATCACGGCATCGGGGTCAATGTCTCGACCATGCCTGCCGCCGTCAAGCAGGCCGTTATTCACTACGTTGTCGCTCTGGTCAAGGAGCGTGGGCAGGGTGGCCTCGTCATCAACGAGATTGGCGAGCCAGCCGCCGTGTCGAGCCGCGAACAGTCCTCCATGCAGGACGAAATCCAAGCCGAGATGCTGCTTGAGCCCTTCAAGGTCATCGGCGGTCGCCAATGAGCCGTTCGACGGTACGGTCGCAGTTCATCTCCTACCTCGAAGGCGCAGACATTCCCTTCCTCTCGAAGGTGATGACGTTCCCCGCCAAGTTCACCCCCGAGGGCGAGTTCTATCAGGGCGAAGACCCAGGACACCAGCAGGGGTGCATCGTGTTCCCCTACATCGAGAACCAGTCCGAGAAGCGCATCGAGCTCACCGGCCCGACTGGTGGCGGAAAAGAGATCACCTACGAAGTCGTGTTCACCTGCATCTTTCGCTCCAACAAGCGCAAGACCGAGGACGCCGGTACTGACGCCGAGACCTTCCTCGACGGCTTCACGAACGCTATCCGCGCCTCCAAGAACTGCGGGGGCAACGGCCCTATCTTCCAGTGGGGCGAGGGTGGCACGTCAGGGGGCAGCGACATCGAAGTCACGTCCTACTACCCCCGACAAATCAACGGCGCGGCAAGTGCTACGCAGGTAGTCTCCACCGTCCGAGTTCGCATCATCGAAATCACCAACTCCAACTCCTACGTCTCCTAAGGAAGCCATGTTCACTTTCACCGACAGCCAAGAGCGCATCTACCCCGACCTGACTGACGCCAACGGCAACGTCCTCGTCGCTATCCCGAACGTCACGACCCTCGCCACCGACCCAGGCGACGGACGCTGGACAGCCA